CTTGTTTCTAATATTAGGCTTGTCTAAATCTTCTGGCTGATAGAAACACAGCTCACCGCTTTCTTTATTGAGAACTAGTAAGCCACCGTTGTTAGTACCTTCTGACTCTTCATACCCTGCAAGTTGTCCTAAGTAACCGAAGGGGTCGTCATCTCTAAGTGTCCCGTGTTTAAACTTATTGAATGCAAAACTTGATGCAGTTTTAATATCAACAACTTCTTCATCTATAATACAATCAATGTGACCCACTACGCCATCGACAACAACTTCCTTTTGCTGTCCTGTTAGATCATGGCCCGACATAACTACAAACAACTTAACTAGTTCTTCTAGCATGTGACCGTAGAGAAATTTAATCTGGGTCGGTACATTTATTGTTGACCGCTTCTCTGTACTCTTAGAATCAAACCAAAGTTTACGGGGGTGCTTGCCCACATTGGACATCCTAATAGAAAAAGTAGAGTCCCTTTTAGTTGGGTTAGCCCATGAACGCATCACTTCTTTTATAGACTCACCGAAGTCATCTATCTGTTCTTCAGTTATGTCTATAGGTTCGCCGTTTGACAGTGGCTCTATAGTCTTGTATATGTCTTGAACTAAGTCATCCATTTTCTATGCTCCACGAATCTGCATTCACGACTTTCTGAATTATAATGTAAGTACTGTACGTTTAGTTCTTTCTGTATTTCTGATTTTCCTGACAGTCTCCCATCCTTATACGACTTAACATCTATTAAAGTTATCTTTCCTTCTGGAGACATAGCTACAATATCTACTGGGCCTGTACAGCCACAGTTTTTAAAGACATGATAGCCACTATCCCATAGCCATGTAATAGCATAGTGTTCTGCAAGATCGCCTACTCTACTTGGATCGTGTTTAAGTTTCATTAGCAATGTTCTCTGTTAATTTATATTCCCAAAGACCTCTATTTCTGCCACCCCTAAGTCTGCGATCTACAATATGCATACCATATTGTGCTTTTCTAAAATCTCTTAGTGTAGCAGAGGCACTTGCTTCAGGTGATCCTGTTTCAAAAGATATTTCTCTAAGAGTTCTCCATTTAGAATCTTGCATTAAAGCATATACTTTATCTCTCGCAGTTTTTAACCTAGAAAAATCGTACTTAATTACATACGGTGCTGCATTTAAAAACAAATCTTGCTGCCTAATATTAGTGTGTTTCACTCCAGTTCGCTCCTATGTTGTATTCACCATCTAAGGGACACTTCATATCAAACTCTAGTCCCGCATTTTGTATAGCCAAGATACCCAACTCACCTACCTTCTGAGCATCCTTCTCTAAGACTTCTATCTGCCACTCATCATGGATGTTAGCTACAAAGTGTGCGTCTAAATTATTATCCTTAATGTAACTGTTAAGCAGGTGTAATGCTTCCTTCATAACTATGCTGCCTCCTCCCTGCAATAAAGAATTGAGAGCCGCATGAGCTGACCTTATGTATATCTTCCGACCATCTAATCCTTTGATGAAACCTTTTGCTGCTGCTCTTGTAACTCTATTTTTAAGATTCCTAAGTGATGGGAGATTATCAAGGAAAGATTGTTTAAGTCTCTTGCCGTCTTTCCTACCTCCTCCGACCACTGTTCCAAGCTTCTCATCTCCTGCTCCGTATATGAATGCATAGATGAAAGTTTTTGCCTGACTTCTAGATTCAAGTCCTGCAAATTTTTGATTAGCGGTGTGTATATCTCCGTGGAGAATTTCATTTGTAAACTCCTTATCGTCCATATAATGTGCAAGCATTCTAAGTTCTAGTCCACTTGCATCTATACCTACAAGTTTATAATCTTTAGGAACTGTCCAACAAGCCCGACATTCTGTGCCATAAGGTGAGTTAGAGTTAGGCACTTGGGCGAGGTTAGGTTCTCTATGAGTCATACGCCCTGTGATTGTACCATTAGGATTGACGAACCCATGCACTCTGTCTTCATCGTCAATGTTTTTTAACCAAGACTTTATCTGAGCTATGCGTTTCTGTACTGTTAGATACTCAGCTATGAGGAGAGCCTCTGGTATATCCTTTATCTTTTTAAGAGTAGACTCATCTACTATAGGCTGTCCGGTAGGCGTAAACTTAGTAGGAACCCACCCAAATTTCTTTAGGTATTCACCTATCTGTTTACGGGAACCCAGATTAAATTCTACTCTAGTTGTCCTAGCTATTTTATCCTTGTCGTGTAGATCATCGTACTCATCTGAGTTCAGTCTATACTTAGTACCGTCTGCTGCAATAGCCATTTTAGATAGCTTGTCAGCGGAGGTCTTTGTAGGATATAAAACTAAAACATTTTCACTAGGCTTGAATGCCTTATGTACTTCTGCAACAGTAGCATCTAGCTTATCTTCTAACTCGGCAAGCAAGAGAGTAGTATATTTTACATCTAGTAAGAACCCCTTCTTGCTCTGCCTACTTACTATCTCGGCTACGCTCTGTTCTAAATCTATACACTTTCTTGAGAAGCCTAGCCTCTCTTGATTTAAAACATCATAGACTTTCTTGTTAACCAGTACGTCCCTCTCACAATACTCCACCATCTCTGGTGAGAATGTACCGTAGTCTGTGAAGTCTATCTTAGGTAGGCCCACTCTATAACCCCAAGACTCTAGGCCGTGGTTGCCTTCTCTGATTGGATTGAATAAGCGTGACAACACAAGAGTATCTATTAAAGGTTTGTTAGACAAATCAACACCCGTTAGATTCTTTACAACTGGAATATCAAACCCAATTATATTATGCCCAACTAACTTGTCAGCATCCTTCAGTATTTCAAGACCTTCTTCTAGGCTGTCGCCATAGTAAGAGTTCAATTCTTCTGTATGAATATCACATGTACTAATACACCAGATTTTAGTAGCGTCTAGCCCATCAGTTTCTATGTCAAAAACTAAAGAACTCATAGTTCATCTCCATCGTATTGATAATCTTCTGCATCTACTTCACTGAGTCTACCTGTCTCCTGATTGTATAGCAAGTGAGTAGCTATCCCCACATCACCAGTATACCTAGATTTTAAAACTCTTACGTGAGTAGTCTGCGATTCAATAGGATCATCAGACTGTTGGTTACGCTCTAAAGCTATGACGCAATCAGACAACTGAGCGATAGATTGTGAACCTCTGAGGTGGTTAAGACCTACAGTAACTCCGTTCTCGTGTCCTCTGTTGCCCTCTACCCTACGCAAATGAGAGACTAGGATCATGCCAACCCCTGTTTCTTCAACGATGCAGCGTAGCTTAGTCATAATGCTATCAATAGTACGGCGCTCGTCACCCTCTGTTGAGGAGGACACAAGCATATGTAAGTGGTCAACGACCACCCACTTGCAGTCACAGCCTATAATCATAAACCTAATCTTACTAAAGATTTCGTCTATATCATTAGCGCCAAAGTGAGCATGTATCCACACCCTGCCGTTGTCGTATATCTTACTATAGATTTCATCCAAGTATTTCTGATCATAGCTATCTCTGATATGGTCTACATACAGCCTGTCATTCGCCTCTATTGACATGAGACAGTCAAGAGTTCTAAGGTCATGCTCTTCAAGAGCCACGATGCCTATGTTATCTTCTGTATTATTGATCAACCAGTGTTCTAGTTCTCTAGTGATAGAGGATTTGCCAAGACCTGTGCCGCCTGTCAGAGTCATCAACTCTCCCTGTCTCAAGCCGTACAGTTTCTTATTCAACCCCTCCCAAGGATAGGGAACTGAGTCTTTCTTTTCTCTATTAAAGTATTTATCTTTTAAGTCTTTAGCATTGACAACACCACTGGGTGTATAAATCTTAGCGTTCCACCATGCTGTGACATAGCCATGCTTGTTGCCCTTCTTGATCATGTCGTTAGCATCTTTAAAATCATCTGCAAGATGCACTATCTTTGCTTTGCCCGGAGTCAAGAGCATCGCCACTTTTTTAGCTGCATCTTTTCCGGGCTTATCATTATCAAAGTTAATGACTACGCATTGAAACTTCTCAAGAAATTCTATTGAGTTCTTTACATCCTTAACAGCCGCCGCAGCCCCATTCTTTATAGAGACTACAGGCCACTTGGAACCTAGCATTTCATAAGAAGCCATTGCGTCACACTCACCCTCAACAATGGTTATATACTTACCTCCTGATTGGAATAGCTGCTCACCAAACAAGCCGCTGCCCTGTCCACTACCTTTCCATGTGAACATTTTATTTTGTTCTCTTACTTTGTAACCTACAATTTCATTAGCTACATAGTAAGGATACAGATGCTTAATGATCTGCCCTTTAGAATCCTTCACAGCTTTGACACCATACTTCTTAGCTGAGTCTAAGGATATACCCCTATCTGTTAAGGCTAGAAACTCTCCTTCTGCATTGTTCATAGCATTATTTCTATAGGGTTGTATGTCTACAGGTTTAGATACACTAAGCGGCGCATCACATTCTTTATCATAATCTTTCATAGTCGTAGAACAACTAAAGCAATAAGCAGAACGATCTTCGTGCATTGATACTGGATCGCTTCCTCCACATTTAGGACATGGTAAGTTAAACTTAACAAATTCTTTGTGTTTAAAATCAGGCATACTAATCCTCGTAGTTAATAGTATAGTCAGGCGCTTTCATATACGCTTCGTTTATATCAGGAGTTGAGGGGTCATCAGGTTTGTACTGCCCCGATGTTGTTCGCGCTCTTACAAGCTCAACTTTATTTTCTTCTGTACATTCAATCTCTAGAATGGCTGAGTGCATAGCTGCTATAGCTTCTTTTCTTATGACCATCTGATCAGTCAAATCTCTCAGCTCTGCTATGGCTCTCTGAGCTATTGAATATTTTAGTTGCCCATCAGTACTGAAAAGGGAGACATCATAGTCCCCCTCCCCAGTCCGAAAGATAACTGTATCTTCTTTCGGAGTTCTGATCATAACTCATCGTCCTCTGCTAGTGATTCTTCTACATCAAACTCATCGCCTGCTTGATTGAAGGAGACAAGATCAAGAATCTGTACAGCCTGTAGGTCAAGACCGCGAAAGGTTTCGCCTTGTCTTACAACTTCCCACTCTTTGTACTGGACTTTACCTATAGTCCCATTACCTACAGACACATCTACTTCGTTCTTAGCCTTATCAAAAAGCTTAGGTGCTGCCCTTGTCATTCCATTAGGGCCACCGACTTTACGCTTGATAACAATTGCTGGGCCTTCGTCCATTTCTTTGATACGGAAACCTCTCTGTTTAAAATCAGTAGCAGTCTCCTCATCTAGAATAACATTGACAGAATACACCGGCTCGTAAGTAGTGTTAGGGTTAGTGATTGATGCCCAGTAAAGTGGGCCTTGTAGTACTGACATAGTATACCTCCAAAGGTATGTTATTAATAATAAGTTTATAAATGATTAAGTCTTTACTGCA